TATCCTCTGGTACGCTCTGTTTCATCCAGATCAGACGATTGCGATTCTTGCTAACAAAGGCGCTACTGCAAGAGAAATGTTAGCACGTATTACACTGGCATTAGAGAACACCCCATTCTTTTTGCAACCCGGAACTAAAGCATTAAATAAAGGCTCTATAGAATTTAGTAATAATTCTCGTATCATCGCTGCAGCGACCTCTGGCTCGTCTATAAGAGGACTCTCAGTCAACTTGCTATTCCTTGATGAGTTTGCGTTTGTAGAGAATGCAGCACAGTTTTATACGTCCACATATCCAGTTATCTCATCAGGTAATACATCTAGAGTTATCGTTACTTCTACAGCAAACGGTATCGGCAATATCTTTCATAAAATCTATGAAGGCGCAGTACAGGGTACAAATGAATTTAAACCGTTCCGAGTAGACTGGTGGGATGTTCCTGGTCGTGATGAGCAGTGGAAGGATCAAACCATTGCCAATACTTCAGAGTTGCAGTTTCAACAGGAGTTTGGAAATACCTTCTTCGGTACAGGCAATACGCTGATCTCTGCAGATGCTTTAATGAATATGAAAGCAGAATCTCCTGTGGCTGTTGGCGATGTTAACGTATATGTAGAACCCAAAGCAAACCACGATTATATTATGACTGTTGACGTGGCAAAAGGCCGTGGACAAGATTACTCTACATTTAACATCATTGATATCACTGCCAGACCGTTCAAGCAGGTTGCATGCTATAGAAACAATCTCATCTCACCTATCTTATATCCAGACATTATCCACAAGTGGGCAAAGAGATACAATGAAGCTTATGTTATTATCGAATCTAATGACCAGGGTGCAGTTGTAGCCAATGGTCTGTATTATGACATCGAATATGAAAACACCCATGTAGAGTCTATGATTAAGTCTGGTGCCATTGGAATGACTATGACTCGTAAGGTTAAACGTATCGGTTGTTCCAACCTTAAAGATCTAATCGAGGAGAAAAGGCTTGAGATTGTGGATCTGAATACCATCAGCGAGTGTTCTACATTTGAAGCTAGAGGTAACTCGTTTGAAGCGTCTGACGGTAACCATGATGACTTAGTAATGAATCTAGTTATGTTTGCCTGGTATGTTGGTAGTGAAGCATTTGTAAATCAAACTGATGTTAATATTAAACAAATGCTATATGAAGAGAAAATTAAAGCAATCGAAGATGACATTACCCCAGTAGGTATTATTGACGATGGCACTGATTCTAGACAGCAAGAAGTCATAGACGGTGAGGTTTGGGAGACTGGTACCAATACAGGGCTCTTCTAAATTGTTGATTTTATAAATATTATTGTTGTTTGAAAGAACCTTATAATGAATAACTTATCATTTAATTCAAACGAAAAGAGGAAGACTCATGGCTTTTTTCACGCCTTCGCTGTCTCCAGCTGTAGTAACCCGTGAGATTGATCTCACCGGAATTGTACCAAACGTAGGCACCACAACTGGTGTATTCGTTGGTAACTATCGTTGGGGTCCAGTCGATAAACCTACACTTGTGGACAACGAAGCGAGACTCGTTTCCTTGTTTGCCACCCCAGATACAAATAACGCAGTAGATTTCCATACTGCGGCTCACTTTTCCAAGTATTCCAATCAGCTGCTAAACATTCGTGCAGTAACAAGTGCAGCAAAGAACGCATTTGACTCTGACACTAGCACAGGCGTTTCGTCTGGCGTAAGTCAATCTAGCACTCGTTCGGCAAGGCTGGTTAAGAACAACACAGACTTTGATAATCAGCGTTCTGCAATGGATTCTGACGGTCATAGCTTTGTTGGTAAGTACCCAGGTTCGCTTGGTAACTCTTTACAGATTCAGCTCTGCTCCTTTGACACCGGTGACTCTGCATTTACCGACTGGTCACTGAGAACCAGCTTTGACGCTGCTCCTGGCACATCTGCTTATCTTACCGGTAAGAACGGATCGAATGACGAAGTTCACGTTGCTATTGTAGACCAAGACGGTCTGTTCTCTGGCACAAAAGGTGAAGTTCTTGAAACATTCCCATTCCTCTCGCTGGCAAGAAACGCAAAAAACGCAGATGGATCTACCAACTACATTGCAGACGTACTAAACAATCAGTCTGAATATGTTTGGCTTGTAGATGCTGCTAACATCGACTCTGACTATAGAGTAGCTGGTGCAGGTACAGACGCTGCAGACTCTGGCGATAACTATGCTCTGATTGCTTCTGCACAAGGTGTAAAGACTATCAGCATGGTCAGTGGTGCTAACTCTGGTTCGCTGACTACTTCTGAATACGCTACTGCCTTTGATCTGATCGAAGATGTAGATACGTATCAGGTAGACTTCCTGATTGCACCACCAGTAACTGCTACATCCGGTGCAAACAATACTGCAAATACGATCATTACTGATCTGAACACAATTGCTGCTACAACCCGTAAAGACTGTGTGGTAGTTGCATCTCCACCAAAAGCTTCTGTAATCAATACTACTACTCCAGTAGATGATACGGTTACTTTTGCTAATCTGCTTCCATCTAGTTCTTACATCTTCCTTGATAATAACTACATCAAGGTATTTGATAAGTACAACGATGAATATATCAACATTCCAGCAAACTCTTCTACTGCAGGACTAATGGCTCAATCGGATCAGGAAACTGCTCCTTGGTACTCGCCAGCTGGTCTGAGAAGAGGTCAGTACTTTGGTGCTGTAGATATCGCTCACTCGCCAACTAAAGCGCAGAGAGATACACTCTATAGAGCGAATGTTAACCCAATTGCCAACATTCCTGGTGCTGGTATTACTCTGTTTGGCGATAAGACAATGCTGCGTCGTCCTTCGGCATTTGACCGAATCAACGTTCGCCGCCTGTTCCTTACTCTGGAAAGAGCAATTGCAAGAGCAGCAAAATCTGTACTGTTTGAATTCAACGATGAATTTACCAGAGCAGAGTTTGTGAATATTGTAGAACCTTTCCTGAGAGAAGTAAAAGGTCGCCGTGGTATCACTGATTTCCGTGTTGTCTGTGACGAAACAAACAACACCCCAGAAATCATTGACCGTAATGAGTTCATTGCTACTATCTTCATTAAGCCTGCACGTTCTATCAACTTCATCACACTGAACTTTGTTGCTGTTAGAACTGGCGTAGACTTTGAAGAAGTAGCTGGTCAAGCATTCTAAGAACCGCTAAACTAAGGAGATAAAAGAATGGCTATTTTAGGAGTCGATGACTTCAAGGCAAAACTGAAGGGCGGCGGTGCTAGATCTAACCTGTTCAAAGCGACCGTCAACTTTCCAGGATATGCAGCAGGTGACGTAGAACTTACATCGTTTATGTGTAAGGCTGCACAACTCCCTTCCTCAGTAATGGCTGAGATCGTTGTACCATTCCGTGGTCGTGAACTCAAAATTGCTGGTGATCGGACGTTTGAACCTTGGACAATCACAGTAATTAACGACACAGACTTTAGTGTTCGTGACGCTATGGAGCGTTGGATGAATGGCATTAACGGCCATACAACCAACGAAGGTCTTGTTAATCCAACTGACTATCAAGCTGATCTGATTATTGAGCAGCTGGATAAGAATGGCGACACGCTGAAGACCTACAACTTCCGTGGTACTTTCCCAACTAACGTATCTGCAATTGACGTATCTTACGACAATACAAACGTCATTGAAGAGTTTACTGTAGACTTCCAGGTACAGTATTGGGAATCTAATACTACCAGTTAATATTGGTATAAATATTCGGTAGGGGAGGGACAATTCTCTCCCCTATTACCTTATACACTCGGAGAAGTATTTTGGCAGACGATAGTTTAAAATTATTTGGCTTTGAGATCAAGCGAGCTAACAACCAAAAGGCGGCTGAGCAGCTTCCATCTATCGTACCACCTTTGGATGATGATGGTGCAGGATACATCACTGCGTCTGGAAGTCACTATGGATCATATGTAGATCTGAGTGGAGAGCAGGCAAAAGATGATAAAGAGCTGATCCAAAAGTATCGCCTTATTGCACAGCATCCAGAAGTTGATGCTGCAATCGAAGATATTGTCAACGAAGTTATTTCAGGTGAAGATCAGGTTGTGGACCTAAACCTTGATAACGTTGATACTACAGATTCAATTAAAGATCAAATTAAAGAAGAATTCGATGACGTTGCAGCAATGCTTGATTTTCAAAGCTATGCGCACGACATCTTTCGTAGATACTATGTAGATGGAAGAATCTATCACCACTTGATCGTTGATCCTAAGAGACCTCAAGAAGGTATTCAAGAGATCCGGCCAATTGATGCTACTAAGATTCGTAAGATTAAAGAAGTTAAAAAAGAAAGAGACCCTGTTAGCGGTGCTAGTATCGTAAAGAAGATTGATGAATACTATATCTTTACTGAAGCAGGTAATGCATCTTATCAGTCTCAAGCAGCTGGATCTAAAAGCAGTAACGCGGTTAAGATCCACCCAGATGCTATTAGCTATGTAACTAGTGGTTTGATGGATTCTAGACGTAAGAAAGTAATCTCTTACTTACATAAGGCTCTAAAGCCTGTTAACCAGCTTCGTATGATGGAAGACGCGTTAGTTATCTATAGACTATCACGTGCACCAGAGAGAAGAATTTTTTATATTGACGTAGGTAACTTGCCAAGAGGTAAGGCTGAACAGTACCTTAAAGACATTATGTCAAGGTACAGAAATAAATTGGTCTATGACGCTAATACGGGCGATCTGAAGAACGACCAAAAGCATATGTCTATGCTGGAAGACTTCTGGCTGCCACGTCGTGAAGGTGGTAGAGGTACAGAGATTAGTACATTGCCAGGTGGTCAGAACCTTGGTGAAATCGATGATATTGTTTACTTCCAGAAAAAGCTTTATCGTGCATTAAACGTTCCAATCGGTAGACTTGATCCTGAGCAAGGTACTGGTATTCTTGGTAGAACATCTGAGATTACCAGAGACGAATTTAAGTTCCAGAAATTTGTAGGTAGACTTCGCCGTAGATTCGCTGACCTATTCTACAATATTCTGAGAAAGCAGCTTCTCCTGAAAGGCATCATTACAGAAGACGATTGGGAATCTTGGAAGTCTAGTCTATACGTTGACTATATTACAGACAACTACTTTACAGAGCTGAAAAACGCCGAGATGCTAAGAGAGCGGGTAAATATGCTTCGTGAGGTAGAACCTTATCTGGGCAGCTTCTACTCTAAAGAATGGGTAAGAAAGAACGTCTTAATGTTTACCGATGATGATATTAAAACAATGGAAGATCAGATTGAAAAAGAAACGAAATCTGGCGAAATCGGTACAGAAGACGAAGAAGATATCTAAAGATCTAAATAATTATAAATAAAATTAAGTTTTCTAAACTGGAGTTTACAAATGACTGATATTATTGATTTTCTTAACAATGTTACAAATAAAGATTATGCTAAAGCTGAAACTCAGTTTGCTGACTTAATTAACGGCAGATTGAATGACAGACTCCAAAACGAAAAAGTTAAAGTAGCAGGTATGGTCTTTAATAATGTAATCGAAGAAGATCCAGAGCCTGAAGTCGAAGCTGAGCCTGAAGTAGAAGTAGAGGCAGAAGTTGAGCAAGAGCCTGAGGAAGAAGTAGAGTCAAATGAAGACGTTTAAAGAATTTGCAAAGAACATCGCTCCAAAAGGTCAAAAAATCGTTAAGGTCTTAGATCTTAAGGGTGGAGAGATGATGGTCACAAAAGACGCAAAAGGTAAGTTTAACGTTATGTTTGATAACCAAGTGGTTGATACCCTTGGCTCTGAAAGAGAAGCAATGCAAGCTGCTAAGAACTTTGGCAGCATGATGGGTAAAAGGTAAATCAAATGAAACTTATTACAGAACATACAGAAGAAGTTTCCTACATCGTCGAAGCAAAAGACGATGGTAGTAAAAACTATGTAATTGAAGGTATCTTTGCCCAGGCGGAACAAAAGAACCGCAATGGAAGAATTTATCCAAAAGCAATTTTGGAATCAGCAGTTTCTAAGTATGATAAGGAACAGGTACAAACCCAGCGTGCAGTAGGTGAACTGAATCACCCTGCAGGTCCTATCATTAACTTAGATAAAGTATCTCACCGCATCACCGAACTTAAGTGGAACGGTAATGATGTGATGGGAAAGGCACTTATTCTTGATACACCGAATGGTCAAATTGTGAAAGGTTTGTTAGACGGTGGAGTTAAGCTAGGTGTTTCAACTCGTGGTATGGGAACTCTTGAGCAACGAAACGGTGTGAACATGGTTGGTAAAGACTTTGTTCTTAACACTGTAGATATCGTACAAGATCCATCTGCACCGTCAGCTTTCGTCGATGGAATTATGGAAGGTGTTGAGTGGATTTGGAATAACGGTGTCTTAGAGCCTCAAGAAATTGAAAAAATTGAGACTGAAATTAAGAATGCTTCTAAGTCTGATCGCTCTGCGGTTGAGATGCGGGAGTTTAAGAATTTCCTCTCTAAGATTAATCTTTAATAGGAGATAAACATGTCTGAAAAAGAAATTTTAGAAGACATCGAATCTGTTGAAGAAATGGTCGTGGATCCAGATCCTGAAGAGGAACATGAAGCTCACGACGAAGACGCAGCAGAAGCTGATGATGCAGAAGAAGTCTCTGAGGCAAAAGATGCTGAGAAAGCTTCGGTTGATTCCGTAGCAAAAGCAGCAGGAGCTACTACACAAGTTCCAATGCCTAAGACTAAAGCTGGTATGATCAATGCGATGTACGGTAAAATGAACGGTATGAAGAAAGCAGACCTTATGGCTGCTTACGATAAAATGATGAATGCTATGGCTCATCCTGATAAAGAGGATGATGAAAAGCAAGAAATGGCTCACGGTAAAAAGAGCAAGAAGATGGAATCTGTAGAGGTTGATTTCTCTGCTGATCTTGGCGCTCTCGTCGAGTCTGAAGCAACTCTTTCTGAAGGATTTAAGGACAAGGCAGCAGTTATCTTTGAAGCTGCTATTAAGTCTAAGGTTTCTGAAGAAGTTGCACGCATTGAATCTGAACTTCAGGAAGATTTTGACGAAGAGCTGAAAACCACTCGTGAAGAGATGGTTGAGCAGATCGACGGCTACCTGAACTACGTCGTAGAAAAGTTCATGGAAGAGAACAAAGTAGCAATTGAGAACGGTCTCCGTACTGAAATTGCAGAAGGCTTTATGAAAGGCCTTAAGGATCTCTTCACTGAATCCTACGTTGAAGTTCCAGAGTCAAAGGTCGACCTCGTCGATGATCTCTCTGAGCAAGTTAGTGATCTTGAAGCAAGACTTAACGAAACCACTGAAGCTTCTATCAAGCAGGCTCAGCAGCTCGAAGAGCTTAAGCGTGATGCTATCATCCGTGAACACTCTCGTGACCTCGCTGAAACACAGGTAGAAAAGTTGAAGTCCCTGGCTGAAGACCTTGATTTCGATGATGAAGAAACTTTCGCTAAGAAGGTAGCTACCATCAAAGAATCTTACTTCACCAAGAAAAAAGTAACTGTAGCTGAAGAATCTGTTGACGAAGTTGCTGAAGAACAGGAAGTTACCGGTTCCATGGCTATGTACGTTAGCGCACTTAAGCAAACTCACAAACCACAATAATAAGAAAGAAGGTGTACAATAATGCAAGCTCCTATCTCTTACGATAAACTCGTATCGAAGTGGGCACCAGTACTCAACGAAGAAACTGCTGGTCCTATCTCTGATCACTACCGCAAGCAGGTAACTGCTGCTATCCTGGAAAACCAAGAAAAGGCTATGCGCGAAGAACGTATGGCTTCCTCGTTTGGTTCCATTAACGAAGCTGGTACCGTTTCCGCTGATGGTGGTGGTGCTAGTACTTCTGGTTTCGATCCAGTACTGATCTCGCTCGTTCGTCGTGCTATGCCAAACATGGTTGCTTACGACGTATGTGGTGTACAGCCAATGTCTGGTCCTACTGGCCTCATCTTCGCGATGAAGTCCAAGTACAAGACCACTCGTGCTACTGTTACTACAGGTGACGAAGCTCTGTACAACGAAGCAAACACCGCATTCTCCGGTGACTCTTCGTTCGATCAGTCTGCTTCGACCCCTCCGTCCGGTATCATTGACTCTGACTTTGATAACGACGGTGATTCGGCTCACGACGCAGAGCGTATTACTGCTAGCAACAACACTGGCTCTGGTATGACTACTGGCGCTGGTGAAATTCTCGGTGAGACCGGCCAAGCAGCTCTGGCAGAAATGGGCTTCACTATCGAGAAGCAAACGGTAACTGCTAAGACACGTGCTCTGAAGGCTGAGTACACCATGGAACTGGCACAAGATCTGAAAGCCATCCACGGTCTGGACGCAGAAACTGAACTGGCTAACATTCTGTCTGCTGAGGTACTGGCAGAAATTAACCGTGAAGTTATCCGTACCATTAACTCGCAAGCTAAGTCCGGTGGCGCACTTACTTCTACTGGCGTAGCTTCGGCTGACTTCGATCTGAACCTCGACGCTGATGGTCGTTGGTCCGTTGAGAAGTTTAAGGGTCTGGTATATCAGATTGAAAAAGACGCTAACCAGATCGCTAAGGACACCCGTCGTGGACGTGGTAACTTCCTGATCTGTTCGTCTGACGTAGCTTCCGCTCTGGCAGCTGCTGGTATGCTTGACTACGCTCCTGCTATGTCGACCAACCTGAACGTTGACGACACCGGTAACACTTTTGCAGGTGTACTGAACGGTAAGATGAAGGTATACGTTGACCCATACGCAGCTAACGATTACGCTACCGTTGGTTACAAGGGTGCAAACGCATACGACGCTGGTCTCTTCTACTGTCCATACGTTCCATTGACCATGGTTCGTGCAGTTGGTGAGAACACTTTCCAGCCAAAGATCGGCTTTAAGACTCGTTACGGTATGGCTTCCAACCCATTCGTAACCAACTCTACTAACGGTCTTGGCGACGCTAAGTCGAACCAGTACTACAGAATCTTCCGCGTAGCGAACATTCTGGGTTCCTAAGCTACTTAAGCTTACAACGATAACAATAACTGTTATATAAATACTAGGGTGGATCGAAAGGTCCACCCTTTCTTTTTGGAGTAAACAATGGCAACACTGACATCAAATCAGAACTATCTACAGCCAAGCGGGTTTAGGGTAATCATTGACCGCGAGAACTATCCTAATCTAGAATACTTTGCACAGTCTGTAAACCATCCAGATGTTACTCTTCCTGTAGTGGCTAATCCGTTTCGTCGTATCGAAAACGTTAGCATGCCAGGAGATACGCTTTCCTATTCTGAATTATCTGTAACGTTTATTCTTGATGAAGATTTAAAAGGTTATATCGAACTTTACAACTGGATGGAAAAGCTCGTCAATGAAGAGTTTGTAGGTGAAGGACCAAGATCTAGAAAGGTCAATCCCGAGATCCCTACCCAGGCCGATATCTCGCTTTCTATTCTTAGCAGTCATAACAATCAGACTAAAAGAGTATTGTACAAGGCATGCACACCTACATCACTAAGCGGATTACAGTTTTCTTCGATTGCAGGAAACGTAGAATATCTAACTTATGACGCTAGTTTCTCATTTACGGGGTTCGAATTCCTCGAATAATATGGTATAATAGGTCTACCAAATAGACTATATTGGATTTATTATGAAATTAGATTTAGAAGCCATACTGACCATGTGGCGTGAAGACTCTGAAATCTCTGAGTTCAACCTAGATGAAGAGTCACGTAAGACACCATCTCTACATGCCAAGTATCTTGAGATCCATTCCCTTACAAAGCTAAGATTAAAAAAAGCTGAACTAGATCAAAAAACGCTGCTTAAAGATAAGTGGCTATATTATAATGGTAAGATGGACGAAGAAACTATTCGTGAGAAAGGATGGAACTTCGATCCGTTTAATGGACTAAAAGTATTAAAAGGTGATATGGATCACTACTATGATGCTGATACTGATATTCAGCAATCAGAGGAAAGAATTGCTTACTATAAGACGATTATAGATACTCTTGACGAAATCATTAATAACTTACGATGGCGTCACTCGATTATCAAAAACATGATTGATTGGCGAAGGTTTGAATCCGGAGGATGAGTTACTTGGCTTTATTTGATGACGAAGAATTTATTTCCCATGCAGGTCTTAAGCTCGGTTGGAAGATCGAGATGGATGCCTTATATACGGACGACTGGCGTTGTCTTGCTAAGATGATTATGGAATACGAAACCAGACCTTTCCGTAAGGCTGTAGGTATTCCACGTGGCGGTGTACGTTTAGGACAAATGCTTAACGAATATGCAACTGGTAATCCTGATGATCCTGTTCTAATCGTAGATGATGTATACACAACAGGAGCAAGCTTTAAAGAATTCATTTCTGAAAATTATTTGGTAACTCCAGTAATTTGCTGGGTCGTTTTTGCTCGAAATCCTATTAAGGGTAACATTAATACCTTGTTCCAAATGCCTTCGAAGATTCGTAAAAAACTTAAATAATGGAATTAAAATCTAATACCTTACACGTACGTAAGAAGAACCATTCCCAGCTATTAGTACTATCTGAACCACACATCTCCAACGAACTGAATGACTTCTTTTCGTTTGAAGTGCCGGGACATAAGTACATGCCTGCGTTCAAGCAGCGTAGGTGGGATGGTAAAGTACGGCTGTTTAGTTCTGCTAAAAGCGAACTGCCATGTGGTCTATATGAATACCTTGATGAATTCGTTAAGCCACGCAACTATACTATTGAAGTAGATCACGACACTACGTATGGTCGACCAGATAGCAACGTAGCTGTAGATCCCAAGGATCTAGCGCAGTTTATTAAGTCACTAAACTTACCATTCGAGCCTAGAGACTATCAGTTTGATGCCATATCGCAGGCTATCCACTCGAAGCGCTTGATCCTACTGTCTCCTACAGGTTCTGGTAAGTCTTTGATTATCTACGTACTGATGCGCTGGTTCCTAGAAAACCATAATAAGCGTGCCAT